TAAAATTGAACATCTTCAAAAATTATCTAAATTAACTATTAAATCTGCTTAATAAGAGGTAAATAATGTATCTAGTATTAAAAGGATTTGCAAATAATACTATATCTGCAGTAAAGGGCAAGACTGTTAAAATCGAAGATAAGAAATTAGCATCTGCCCTTTTAGATGCAGGTTTTATTGCACCTTATTCAGAAAAAGAAATATCTAATAAAGAAGCGAAAGAAACAATTGCAAAACTTCAAAGCCAACTTGCAGAAAAAGATGTTGAAATCCAATCTTTAAAAGATAAAATTACTGAATTAGAAGCAGAATTAAATAATACATCAGATGAAGTTACAGATGATAACGAAACTGATGATAAAGAAAAGGAAAAAGATAGTAATTTAGATGAAAATAAAGACTTAACACCAAATGAAGATGAAGAAAATAATGGTGAAGAGTCAAAAACTGATGATGAAAACACAGATGATAAAAAATCATCAAAAAAATAAGAGTAAGTAATTCAATTGTTCAGGCAAACTCCTAACCGAAAGGAGGAATAGTTATGATTACTAAAGTAAGTGATATCACAGTAAGTGATATTCAAAATTATTTAAGAATATCTGAACTAACAAAAGCAGATGAAGCATATTTAGAAACAATCAAAAATGTTGCTATTGACTTTATAAAAAATAACACAGGAGTAGATGATGATACAATCGACCAATATGCCGATTTTATTATTGTTGTTTATGTATTATGTCAAGATATGTATGATACAAGGTCATACTATGTTGATGGAAATAATGTCAATAAAGTAGTTCAAACTATATTAGATATGCATTCAAGGAATTTATTATGAGTAATACTGTTAAAAATGCAGGTAAATATGATAAACTTATTGGAATTTATTCAGTTATTAATGTTAAAGATGCAGATGGCTTTTCAAAGCCAACAGAAACTTTAATATTAAGCACTTATGCTAATGTAAAAACTACAAAAGGATATACTTTAATTCAAAATAATACCGATTTTGAAAAAGCATATACCAATTTTACTATTAGATATCCTGCAAGAACTGAAATAACAAGAGATATGTTTATTAAGTACAATAATAAAAAATATACCATTGAATACTTAAATAATATAAATGAGGACTCTATTGAATTAGAAATTCAAGCGAAAGTAGTTGTTAAGTAATGGCACACTTTAATTCAGAGATACCTAATGATTTAATTAAATCATTTGAGGAATTGGCAGTAGCAACTCCAAAAATGATGGGTGAAATGACCAAAGCAGGTGCAGAAACAGTTAAAAGGACTGTTCAAAACAATTTGTCAAGGGCATTCAAATCTACTGATAGATTAAGTAAGTGCTTATTTGTTTCAAAAACATATAGAACACCATCTGATGACAGTATTAATAACAAAGTTATGATATATGGCTATTTAGATGCACAAAAAAAACATCCTGCACCATTAGTTGCAATGGCAAGAGAATATGGAACGAGTAGAGGTGAGGCAAAAAAGCCTTTCTTTAGAAAATCGTTTAAAAAACAGGAAATTGAAAATGCGATGAAACAAATACAAGAAAAATACTTACCAAAGGAGTAGTTATGAATAGAGAAATAGAACAATTATTTAATGATTTTAATGTTGATGGTGTAGATATACCTATAGCATTTATTCGATATAGAGGTAACTTAAAAACATTTATTACCTATCACGAGATAGATAATCAACCAAGAGTAGAAGCAGACAATAAACCAATTTATAGTGTTTCTGAATTTGATTTTGATATCTATACTGATGGTAATTATCTAAATATTGTTTCAGAAGTTAAAAAGATATTAATAAATAATGATTATGTTTGGATTGAGGATAGTCCTGATATGTTCGAAGAAGATACAAGACTATACCATAAGACAATAACATTTGCTAAAGAGAGGAGTGTAATATAATGGCAAGAATTGGCTTAAAGAATTTTAGATATTCATTATTAGACAATAATGAGGAAGTAATTGAACCTAAATCACTAGGTAAGGCTATTGATTGTAAAGTATCATTAGAATTAAATAGTGCAGAATTATATGCAGATGATGCATTGGCAGAAAGTGATTATACTTTTAATAAAGGTACAGTTACTATAACTGTTGATGATGATGATGACACAGTTCTAGCACCACTATTAGGACATAATATTAGTGAAAAGGGTGAAATCGTTAGAAAAGATACTGATGTAGCACCATATATCGCATTTGGTAGAATATTAACTAAAGTGGTAAATGGTACTTATAAATACAAAGTTGAATTTTTATCAAAAGTAAAATTCAAAGACACAATGCCTGATGAAGCAACAAAAGGTGAGTCTGTTGAGTTTACTACTGTATCTATTGAGGGTTCAGTAATGAGAAAATCTAATGGAGAATGGTCAAAATCTAAAACATTTACTACTTATGCAGAAGCAAGTGAATATTTAGATAGTCTATTGACTGCTAGTGCATAATGAAGTGCAAAGTTATAAAAAGATTTAATGATAAAAATACAAAAGAATTTTATAAGTTAAATCAAGTTATAGAAGTATCAGAAGAAAGATACAAAGAAATAAAACAATTTGTAAATCTTTTCGAAGAAACAGTGAAAAAATCTGATAGAAGAAAGGGTAAAGAACTAGAAGAAAATGTCTAGTATCTTTACCCTTTTTTTAATTATATAGGAGGGAATTAAGATGAAAGAAAAGGAAACAGTTTTTACAGTTAATGGAAAGGAATATAAAGCAATATTTAACTTAAATGTAATGCAATCAATTCAGATTGAATATGGCACATTCCAAAAATGGGGTGAGTTGACTGATGGCTTTGTTTACGATGAAGATGGAAATAGAGTTGTCAAATTAGATGAGAAAGGAAAACCAATCACACAAGAAGTTAAAGATGCAAATGGTAATGTTGTAAAACAAGATGTATATGAAACAAGAGAAGTTGATATCAAGGCTTTAATATTTGGTATTAAAGAAATGATAAATGAAGCAATTGATATTGATAATGAAACTGCAACAGAAAAACAACCTTTATTAACAGAAAAACAAGTAGGTAGATTAATAACTGCAATGGGTATAGCAAATGCCACAAATCAATTAAATCAAACAGTTATTGACTCTACACAGGATGAAAACTCAAAAAACGAATAATCCACGAGGAAGATGATAATACACCAATAGATTTCTCGTGGTTTTTGTTTATAGGACATAACAAATTAGGTTATTCAGAAAAAGAAGTTTTTAGAATGACAATTAAGAAGTTTAATCGCCAATGGGAACTTTATAAGTTCTATCACGATTTGGAAAAGAAAACTACTTATGAAGAAGTTGCTAAAGAGCAACAAAAAGATGATGAATGGCTAGATTAGGAGGTGAAATCTATGGCAAGTTCATTTGGTGGTACAGTAAAATTATCAGGTGAAAGTGAGTATGTTAAAGCATTAAGAAACATTAATAGTAATTTAAGAGCAGTTAGTAGTGAATTAAAATTAGCCTCAACTGAATTTAATAATAATGGTCAAAAGATAGGTGATTTAAGAACTCAAAATGATGCATTAAATAAAAAATTAAAAGAAGAACAAAATGTTGTTAAAGTATGTGCCGATGCAATTAAGAATTTTACTGAACAACAAACAAAAAATAAAACTGAAATAGATAAACTTAAAAATTCATTAGATAGTGAAAAACAAGCATTAGAAAAGATGAAAAATAGCACTACTGCATCAAGTTCTGAAATATCAAAACAAGAAAAAGTAGTAGCAGAACTTGAAAAAGAGTTATCTAAAGCAGAAAGTACCTATGATAGCAATAATAAAAAGATTAATGATTACAAAATCAAAATGAATAATGCTAAATCTGAATGTAGTGATTTATCAAAGAAAATAGGTGATAATAATTCAATATTAGATAAAGCAGGTAAAAGTTTTGATAGTGATGCTAAATCTATAAAAGACTTTGCTAAAGAAGAAGAAAATGCAGGTCAAAAAACCTTAACATTAGGTGATTTGATAAAAGGAAACTTAATTAGTGAGGGTATTATTGCAGGTATTAAAGGATTGGCAGGTGCAATGAAATCTGTTGGTTCTGCAATGTTAGATATAGGAAAAGATGCAGTTGCAGGTTTTGGTGAGTTCGAACAATTAGAGGGTGGTGTTAAAAAATTATTTGGTGATGATGTTGCTAATACAGTTATAGCAAATGCCAATAATGCATTCTCTACTGCAGGTATGAGTGCTAATGAATATATGGAAACAGTTACAGGATTTAGTAAAAGTATGATTGTTTCTTTAAATGGCGACACTCAAAAGGCAGCGAAATTATCAGACCAAGCACTTCGAGATATGTCTGATAATGCAAATACATTCGGTACTGATATGCAATCAATTCAAAATGCATATAGTGGTTTTGCAAAAGGTCAATTTAATATGCTTGATAATCTAAAATTGGGATATGGAGGCACTAAGACCGAAATGGAACGATTACTTAAAGATGCCGAGAAATTGACAGGAAAGAAATATGATGTTTCTAACTTTGCAGATATCACAGAAGCAATCCACGAAATCCAAGTAGCAAGTAATATTGCAGGAACTACACAAGCAGAAGCAATGGGAACAATTGAGGGTTCTATTAAAGCAACAAAATCTGCATGGAGTAACTTAATAACAGGTTTAGCAACAGATGGTGCAGATTTAAGCCAATTGGTAATGAATTTGTTCTCATCTCTTGTAGGCGATGGTGATGGCAATGGTGGAGTTGTTAATAATGTATTAAAAGCAGTTGATAGAGTTGTAGATGCAGTATTTGAAGCATTACCTATGATATTAGATGGTATTTCAGAGCAATTACCTGCATTTTTAGAGTCAGGAAGTAAGATTATTACTAAATTAGTAGATGGTTTAACTACTAATATGCCTATGATAATGAGTGCAGTAATGGAAATAATTAATATGTTAGTATCTACTATCATACAAAATCTTCCACAAATAATGCAAATGGGTATTCAATTAATAGTTTCATTAGTTCAAGGTATAGCAGAACAATTACCAACATTAATTCCACAAATGATTGATGCATTAGTTCTTATGGTAACTACATTACTAGATAATATTGATTTAATTATTGATGCAGGTATTCAATTGATATTAGGATTAGCAGATGGTTTAATAAATGCCTTACCTGATTTAATTGATAAAATACCTGAAATAATTGATAAATTAATTATGGCAATTACTGATAATTTACCAAAAATAATTGAAGCAGGTATTACCTTAACTGTTAAATTAGCAGTAGGTTTGGTACAAGCAATACCTCAACTTGTTGCAAAAATACCTCAAATAATAGGTTCTTTAGTTAAAGGAATAGGAAATTACTTTGGAAAAATGTTGAGTGTAGGTAAAGAATTACTAGGAAAAGTCAAAGATGGTATTGTTAGTGGAATAAGTGGAATGGCTAATGTAGGTAAAGATTTGGTTAAAGGATTATGGAATGGTATTAAGAATGCTAAAGATTGGGTAATGGATAAGATAAAAGGCTTTGGTAGTTCAATAGTTAAAGGTATAAAAGGAATATTTGGTATTCACTCACCATCAACAGTATTTAGAGATGAAATTGGTAGTAATCTTGCAAAAGGTATTGGTGTTGGTTTTACATCTGAAATGAAAGA